CGCTGCAACAGCGACGGACAGGTTGTAAAACCCAGCGCTTAATCATCGACATGCTCACCCCCTGGTCTCGATGATAGTCTTAAGCCGAAATCATCGACCAAGACCGAAATTAAATAAGATGTTCCCGCCGATAGACAGCCCAACAAGAACACGTTCACGAATGAACGCTCGTAACTAAATAGTTCAGTGTATGGCGAAAGACATGAAATAAAGGCTCCAACCCAAAACCCCATGCATAACGGGCAATTAAACAACGTGTTCCATTTCTTCGTGTAATCTTTCTTTGGTCTTATATCTTCAAAGATTTTTCCGTAAACCATGATGAAAGTCATGCCGTAGCAAATCAAGATGAAATGTAATGTATCCAAGAGAACCTCTTTCTGTTTTGTAAATAGCTTTCGTTTTCGTCGTTATAGTAAGCTTCCTTTTCAAATGGAATGTTGTAATAAGCTGTTTGCTTATCTTGACCTTTGATTAGATTCCATAGCCAATAGCCGAAGTAAAGAACGATAAAGCCGATAAAGGCAAGTTCCAAGAATTGCTGAAAATGGATTGTTTCATGTCTTTTGGTGATCTCGGACATTTCATTACGAGAGATCACGATTGGACCGAGAGTAATTGCTCCAATCTCAATGGGTGCGAGATAAGATAGCCAGACAGGAATCTTGCTGTTCTCGATAAATAGCGGCTTCCAGTTTTTCATTAGTTCACCTCTATGTGAGACCATCTTTTGCCGGTCTTTATTTGACTTATGATCACCGGCGATACTCCAAACTCTCTTGCGATAGCAGATTGGCTTCTGCTCTTCTCTTTATTAAATAGCTCTTTTTTAATTTCGATCACTTGCTCTTCTGTTAGTTTTGAAGCATGATTGTTCGCTCCACGCTGTGCATCTCCAATTTTTCTTTTCCACTCTTCGCTTTTTTTGATGCCCTTGAGAGATTTAGACATCTTTTCTCTGGTTTCTTTTGATGCTTTTCTTCCTTTCATTGGAGAAGGTCTTCCTTTAAGAGTTTTACCAATCTTATCTCTTGTTTCTTGGGAAATTTCTTTTCCCTTTTGAGCTTCGCTTAGTTTTCTTTTTGTCTCTTCGCTTCTTGGTTTGTCAAGTTTGGATTCTGAAATTTTTCTTTTAGACTCTTTGGTATGTTTTCTACCTAGGAAAGGGGCGGCTGCTATTCGGCCAATGTTGTATCCAACCTCTCTTTTGTAGCACTTAGTTTCGTCTAAAATTTCTTGCTCTTTGAGAATCAATGAATCTCTTTCGACTAATAAGATAATTGAAAAATCAAAAGACTCTTCACCATATTTGTCCCATGCGTGTTGCAAATACTTGTTTGAATGAATGCGCTTTGATAACTCATATTTGTGAGTATACCATCTCCACTTTATGTCAACAGAGCTTCCAATATAAAATTTACCAGTCACTTTATTTGTTATCTTGTAGATTCCACTATTCATTTCAAAACTCCTTTTATGATAAATAGTGTCTTGAAAAGTTTTTAACCCAGTAAAAGCAAGGTGGCTAAAACGTGTAACGTCCGTATAGATAAGGGGCGAACAAGTTGCGTTGGCGAATTGATCCTTTCTGATCTTCGTGAGGGACTTCTCCAAGTTCAGTTGAGTACTCGCCGTCAGGGTTAACCATGTGATCTTCCATTTCTTCATCGTGACCCTTGAGGCGTTTGACATAAGGTTCTTCGTCTTTCATCCATTCGTGAATGGCTAACAAAGTGATCTTATTAACATCATGCTCATTTGCGTCCATGAGTTTGCCCTCCATTGAGCCATAGATGTTTCCGCCCTGAATTGAGTCATATTCTAAAACACCTTTCTTTCTCAGGAACTCGAATAAGCGAGATTCTGCACCATAAACAAAGTCTGAATTCATATCTTTGGCGAATGCTGTTACTCTCTTATCTTTTTGATTCAATACAATATCAATGTCTCTATGGGCAAAGATCATGAGATCTCCATTAACTGCCGATTTTGCTTGAAGTTCAAACTCAATTCTTTCTTTATCTACGACTTCAACTTTGATAGTTGGCTCTTGTGGAGATTCTGGTTGATCTAATTGTTTGATTTTGATCTTTACCATTGCAGATTCCTCTTCAGCTTCTGTGATTTGTTCTTCTTGAGTTACTTTTATCTTAATCGACATATCTCTTTACCTCCGCTAAAAGGTCTTGAATATAAAAAACCTCTTCAACAACGGTCTCATTTAGAGGCTGAGTTGCATAGTTATCCAGCTTTGCCTTAACTTTTTTAAAATTTTCGATTAGAGCAGGATTTCGACCTTCTACAATTTCGGAATTTACGGCTTCTTTGAGACGTCCAATTTCCGAATTTAGATAAGACTTGAGACCAAGGCCATTATCTGAAAATGATGTGATGAAGTTGGTCAATAAATCTTTCTGCTCTCTCAACAAAGAGTTCTCATAAGTATCGTTGAATCTCTCAACAAACATATTAAACTCTAAATTGTCAAGATGTCTCATTTCTGTAAGGATCTTTTCTTTGCGGCCAAGGTACTTAACGCAATTATCTTCAAGCATGATGCGCTTCTTTGCTGACAAGTTGTCTTGCTGAAGAAACAATCCTACGGTTGCAAGGTCTTTGTAGTTTGGAACAAAGATCCCAAATGAATCTGCACCGAGAGCTTTGTTGATTCGATTAATCAATTTTGTCTGCTCGTTGAAGACGGCTTTGCGATCAATAGCATCGAAGTCCTTCTTTGTCTCGGCTAAAAGGCGTCGAGAATAATCAGATGGTAATTCTTTTGACTCAAGCAAAGAGCGATAGATCTCAAGCTCTTGAGCCAACACTGTTCCTTTCGCAAAGAACTCTTTTAGAATTGCTTTTACGATTTGCTGATCTTGTTTGTTCTCGCGAATGATAGATTTCGTCAATGAACGAACAAGGCATTCGTAAAGAAAAGCGGTATTTCTTTTCTTATTGTGTTTCATGTTTTTATCCTTTGTTTATTAAAAATCGAAATAAGAAGAGCCGAAGCCTCCGATATTTTCATCTTCGTCTGGTCTGTTCTCAGCAGCACCTAGCAAAGCATTCACATATTCTTCAGTGTTCATCCCTGCTGCTGTCGCTTGTTCTTCAATTACATCTGGAAATCGACCGATAAAACTCTTCACAGCCATAGTAGGGGTAGGTGCGCCATTTTCTTCTCCCCACATAATTATCTCTTTCAAAGCAGCTTCTACTTCGTTATTGCTTTCACTCAAGACAGCACTAAGCTCTTCTTTGATAATTTTCTTTAGCGTTTCTTTATTTATTTTCATCTTGATCTCCTTTCTTAGTTAATGATTCAAGTAGCGTTTTAATTTCCGCTTCAGATTTAAATAGTTGGCTTTCTTCGAAATCGGTAGATTCAGTTACGCCTCGAGCTAATGAATCTAAGCCACCAAATCCGACTTTGCCGGGAAATGTTGTTCTTGCTGTTCCTGTTTCGCCAAGACCGCTGTTGACCATTTGTTTTTTCAATCCACCCTTCTTATAAGTCAATTTGTGTTTCTTATAAGGTCCTCGAGGTTTTGCATTGTCTTTTCTTTTGGCTGGAGGTTCTGCTGGTAGTGATCCATCTTTTTCACCTTCTGATTCTCCGGCTGGGGATTCTGGCTTTGCGCCTGTATCTGGAGTTCCCAAATCTAAATCTCCGCCACTAGTATCTCCGCCGAGATCAAGGCCTCCGCCGCCACCGGAGCCGCCAAGGTCTCCACCCTCTAACGGTTGACCGGCACCTTCAAGAGCAGCCATGAACTTCTTATCGGTGAACATCTCACGTTGCATTCGCAAATATTCTTCTTGAGAAAGTCCGAGCAAGTTCTCAGAAATCCATCGACGAGAGAAGAAGCCTTCTGTGGCTGCCGCTGCGATGTCGAACTTGGTCTTCCAGTGCTCAAGCTCTTGCATCTCAGCAATCTTTGATGGATTATTCAAAGCGAGTTTAAAGTTTAATAGATCGTCTCCACGATATCCAAGAGTGTAGAGATGAACGATTCCAACCTTTTCAAGTTCTGAGATAAGAACTCGTTGAAGTCTTTGGATGGTTCTCGCGAATCTGATGTCCTTCTGGGCGAGAGTTGTCTTGTCTTCGGTGGCACCTTCGCCCATTGAGAGATAAGATTGTGGAACTTTCAAAGCAGAGAATAATTTGTCTCGAAGATACTTAACGTCTTCGATCTGTGCTGTAAATTGACCTCCAGGAAGGTTCTCTATGTTCGTAGAAGACTGTCCGCCTCTAATGGGGATAAAGTAGTCCTCTTCAATAGAAAGTGGATTGTAGCGCAAATCTACGCGTCCTGTGGTAGGATCTACAACTTGGTGACGCTTCATTTGAGTCATCACCTTCTGCATATACTGTTCAACGTCTTGAGGTGCAATGCCGCCAACGTCAATCTTGAACACACGTCGCTCTGGTGAACGAGTGATTCTGTAAGCCATCATTGCGTCTTCGAGAAGCGTAAGTTGTCTCCAGATCCGTCTAGCGGGCTCTAGGACGCTTGTTCCGTAAGGAGCATGCTTATCATTGCCCAAGACACGAAAGTGAGCTATTTGCCAATTCTCCAAAGTCAAAGATGCATTATTCCATTGGTATTGAACGTAATTTGGATTTGTTGGATCTTCGCCCTCAAGTCTCTCGACTTCTTGTGGAGGAAGTCCGATGCAGTTTTGAATTCCCTTTTCTTCATCAATATCGAGATAAACAAATAGATCGCCATACTTGCACATGGTTCTTGCCCAACCAAAGAGGTTGTGCTCAACGTTCATGATGTTGTAGTAAAGAGAATGCAGAACATACTTGATCTCATCGTTCGTGCATTTGATGTGAAGCATTGGAGTCAATGCTGAGTGAGTTGTCATCTCGTCTGCATAGATATCAAGAGATGATGCAATCTCGGGTGTAAATTCCATTTGGTCGAAATCAATATAACGCTCTGCTCGGTTTCTGTTCGAGATCATGTTGAGCGTCATGATGTTCATAGGGTTGTATTCGGTCTTCTTGAACTGTTGACCCGATGCGGACTTGAAGCGCTTTGCGTAAATGTCCAAGTGGCGTCGTCGTAGTTGTCGTCCTGATTGTGTTCGTCGTTGGGTCAGAGGCCCCGAGAACATTCTTGTTAAAGCTTTGAATAAATCATTTTGATTGTTATTCGGGTTTCTTTCGTTACGAGCCATTTCCTATCCTTTGTAAATCCAGAGAAATTCCTTTGTCTTCTCTATTTCCTCCCTATGTTTTTCATGAAATGTTTCGTTATAGAAATTTTGACCTTTGATTTGTGTGTTCATGGTTGTGGTGCTTTTAAAGACACCTCCAAGCATCGCTTTCTTATATGCCATGTCTCGTTCGTTTTCTGCAAGAGCTGTGTCTCTAACCCAACAAGCAATTGCTAAAGACATTACGAGATCATCATTGTAAGAACGCATTGCTTGAGGTTTACCGTTGAACCAAATAAAAGTTTTCAATTCATGAAAAACTCTAGCGGAGTGCATAGTAATTAGTCTATTTCTAACGTACTCCTCCAATTTGGCCACGATTAAAGGTCTTGTCTTTGTTGATGTCGTAAAACCCATGACTGCACGATCATCATTTTCTGCGAGATAGCTTTCAACATATTCATGAGTGGACTTGATAGAATAGTAAAGCTTTTTATAATTCATCTCTTTTAGTTTCTCGAGAACAGCAATTCCGACACCAACATTTTCGACAACAAGCAGGCATGTTCCGAACTCTGTTCCTGCATCGTAGAGGATCTTTGAATACATGTCGAGGTCAGGTTTGCCTTGATACTCTGCGACGACAGTCATTGTGTCAACGCGGACAATGTGAAAGCAACTAAAGTCTGCTCCGTCTCCTCGAGCAACGTCTGCTGATAAAAGATAAGGAACGCCTTCTTGGAACTTTTCCCAGATCCAGAAATTGCGATCATAGCCAACTCGATATTGGGGGTCACAAACATCAGCGTGGATTCTTTGAAGGTCCTCGGGATTAATAACAGTTTCACCAGAAGCGTTAAATGAGCACTCCAACTCCTGTGCGATCTGTCGTTTGGACATGTTTGTCGTCTCTTTATCAAACCAAGCTTGGTCACGTTCTGGGTGAACATCCCAGTTAAGTTTTGAAGGAAAGAAATCGTTGTTTCCTGTCTCAGCTTCGGTGTAGGTTTTGTGAAACCAATTTCCAACGCCGTTAGGGGTGCTCAGAGCGATGCAGCGGCCCCCTGTTGAAAGAGTGGGGTAAAGACCCGTCCAAAGATCGTCGAGGCCGTCAACGAACGCTGCCTCGTCTATAATGAGCAACGATAATGCTTCCGAACGACCGGCGTCTCCTGATGTCGTTCCAGCTTTTACTTGAGAGCCATTTGTAAGTTCGAATGATTGTTTGTTGTCAACCGAGATCTTCGCAATCAACATCCATGACGGAAGGTTCTTGAAAATCATCTTGACTTTCTTTACAAGGTTTGTTGCTGTGCTGAGCTTTGTTGCGATAACAAGAACGTTCTTTTCTCGGTGAAACAACATGAACCAAGCAACATAGGCGGCCGAGATTGTTGAGATCCCAAGCTGCCTTGCTTTTAAAATTACGTTAAAACGATAATCGTTAAAGTTTTGTAGCATTTCTCTCTGATAGGGATACGTCTTGAATGGTATCTGTCCTTTGAGAGGGTGGGAGATCTTGCAATAATTATCGATGAAATATTGAGGATCTTTCCCACACTTTACAAGTTCTTTAACGATTTCATTTTTGGTGAGTTTCATTTATTCGAAACGGCTTCTTTTTGGTTTTACCGGCGAGGGTGCTTTCATTTTTGACCAAATATATTTGGTAATTAAATCCAATTTCTGCTTGAAAGATGTTGCTAAACTATGTTTGTCTGCGCTGGAATCGCTTATGTCTTGAAGAAATTCACTAGCCATGTATTTTCTAGCATCTGCGGCGGGATCATTTGATCCGCCATTTGCCAATGCTGTAAAAATTTTTGGAGCAACACTCTTGATGACTTCATTGGTGGAAATTTGTAGAGAGGCTGAAGGGAGTTGGAGCTGTTCAAACATGGCGTCTATTTCCTCTCCAGTCAAATCTGCATCAGCAGCTCCCGCTCTAATTTTAGAAGCCATGTTCGCATCAGCCATTTGCTCTAATTGCCCTAATGCATCTCCGCGAGTTTGTGGTGGAGTATATCCTGCTTCTGATAACTCTTGTTCATTCATAACTTTGTCAAGCTCTTCCTTGATGATTCGTTTTAAAGTTTCTTTTGTGAGTTTCATTTTTGATTATCTCCAGCCTTAATATTTTCATTTTGAGGACGCTTTGCTTTTGCGAACTCTAAAAACTTTTTTGTAACGTTACGAGTTGTGTTTTCTGAGGGACCTAGCAACTCGTCCATTTGCAAACCACCAATCTTGTAATGTTGATATGCTTGAACAAATGTGCGAACATTTGAAGTTGTTTGAACAATAACTTGTGGTTCGCCTTTCGCAGTCAAGGAAACAGACTTTCCAGTAATTGCTTTGTATTCTTTTTGCAAGAATTTTTTAACTTCGTTGATGGTTCTAACAATCTCGTTCTCAAAACCGTTTTCTTTAAGGTCTCGCATCATTACGTCTGACTGATAGTTGATGACCATTGAGTCACCATAGAACTTAACCTTGAAGCCATCGATTACTCGTTTGTCGAGCAAAGGAATACCTTCTTCTCGCATAAGACCGACCTTTCGGACTTGACCGTCATGCGAATAGTTTTCCATGTGTTGTCCGCCATCGTAGGATGCATTCGCTGCGGCTTGTGCAAGCCCTTCAATGATTTCTAAAATTTCTTTACTCATTTGTTTGGTCTCCAACCTGTTTTCCATCTTTCTTCTCGGCCTTCTACCCATTGGATGTAACACTTGAAACAACAATCAAATTTCGTCATGTAAAGATCATCGACAGATTTGAATGAATAAGTGTTGCAAGTTGGGCATGAACGCTTGGATTCTCTATTAAGTAGTTCTTTTGAGATTAAAACCCCATTTAGATTAACCTTCTCGCTCTCGGCTTTGTCGTGTCGATAGTTCGACTTGAGTTCGTCGAGATACTCTTTCTCTTTATCATCATCCCATCGTGACTTTGGATTAATGACTGCTTCTTGTCCATATTTTTCTGCGATTGCTTTTTCAACTTTTACGGCGTAATTTGGATCTTTACTCATTGAACACTCACTTCTATCTTGTTTGCAGCGTAGTAAGTAAGCAAAGATGCTGATGTTCCGAGAACAAATCCTCCGAAGAACACCCAAGTTGACCTTTTAGAGTTCGTATATCTTCGAAGAGTCTGGATCTCTTCTTCTTTGATCTCAAGCATCGCATCATACTTCTTTTGTAAAGCTGCCTTTTCAATCTCTAAGTAGTCAATTTGGTGCTGTTTTTCCGTAAGTTGAAGGGAAAATTCCAAAGCTGTATTTATTGTGCATTGTTGTTCGGCGAACTCTTTTGCAGAAATAATTGATGCAACAGCCTCATCATTAAATAGCCTACCGTCAAAGGGGGCTGTTTCACCTTCGGATAAAGGAGTCATCAACGGCTCTGCGAATACTAGTGCGGTAAGAAGCAAAATCATTTAATCATCCTAGACCATTTATTGATGATTGACTCTGAGAGATTCATGGGATCATCTTCTTGAGGTTTTGTCTCTAAAGGATTTTGACTTGCCCATTCCCTAGGTGACTTTCTTCTCATTCGTGATCCAAAGTCGGACTCTTTAAAAGCCTTAATATGCTCTAGTGCTCGCTGAACTACTAGATTGTCTGATGCTTCTGAAGAAGTCCATTGTCTAAAATATTCTGCTACATCTGCCCTTCTTAAGGTCATAATAGTTTGAATCTGCTCGTCTGTTAGGTTTGATGAATCTTCAAATAAAGCCTTTACCAAATAGTAGAAAAATTGTTTGATAATATCATCAATTGATTTTTGAAGATTTGATTGAGTTGCTTTTAGAGCCCTAAATTCCTCAGATGATCCAGAAAAATCTTTTGGAGTAAACTCAATATCTTTCATTGATATATCAAATCCTGGCAATAGTTCACTAGTAATAAAGTCAGGATTGAAAAGTAGGTCTGATTTAATTTTTGAAACAGCCGTGGATGCTACTTGGGATCTAGAACTTGGAATATCAGAAAATGATCTTGGTGCAGGAGTCGTCTCAGGGTCTATCAAATCCAATACTTCATCATAATCTTTAATCATCTGAGTCATCTGAACGATGGTTGGAATCATTGCATTGGCCAACTGCTTACAGTCATCATCGGCAGTGTGTGACTGCTCCAGATCTTTTGTAGACTCATACAATTGCATTATTCCATCCAACTTAGCTTTAATGGATGGGTATTTTTCCTTAAGAGTATCATGCATCTCTTTTGCTTTTAGTATGGATTCGCTTGTTTTTTCCGCTCTTTTTGGAGCTGTCTTTCTAGCTGCTAACTTTTCTTCAATACCGGAGTTACACAAATCATTCATAAATACTAGCTGCTTTGTGTATATCTTCATGAGATCTAAAGTATCAAACACATATGAATCTTGAAAATCTAGAATCAATTGTTCGTCAATTCCATTCTCCTTAGATCTCGTTAAAATTACGTTATTGTCAAACGTCTTTATATTGTGTCCTATTAGGATGTAATTTTCATTTCCAAGGTCTTGGAGATATTTCAAAAACATTTCTAAGCCTTCTTTTTCAGATGGAAGACCGCGTTTTACCAACTTTTGTTGTCCTCGGACAATTCTTCGGAATGAAGTTTGTTTTGCTTCTGGGTTGTTAGATGTTTTTACAAAATCATAATATTCAGCTAATGGAAAATCTTCATAATGAGTAAAGGCGCGATTCTCAGACCAAGTTAAGTTAAACTGCTTATTTAGCAAACTAGTTGTCATGGTCTTTAATTTTAATTGATTATTGTAATACGATATCAATAGCCTATATCTATTTGGATCCTCGCCTCTTATTTTTACCATTGAAGCAGATCCAGTAGAAGAAAAGGTATAAGGACTGCTAACAACCGCGGTTACGAATTCAAATAGATTAGATAAAAAACTATTAATCATTGTGGTGGTTCTTTGGTTCATTAAGTTTTCAAAATTTTCTTTAGAAGTTGCATCTCTTTTTGCTTTAAGAGAATCAGTTAAATCTCTACCTTCACTCTCAAGTGCACTCAAGTGAAAATTTAACTTTGAATAAAAATCATCAGATTTAGATTTACTATAAAGACAGCTAGACATGATTGCGATACCAATGTCGGCCCTAGACATTCCTAAATTAACTCCACCACTACCACTGGACAAAGCACCATCCATTGTGCTCTTAATTTTGGAATAAGAGTCATCACTTTCAGCGAATAAAGATTCAAAATCTTGATAAAATTTTTGTCTTGATTTGATAATTACTGCGTCGTTTTTTTTAAATGCGTCTAAGTCAAATTCATTTTTAACAATACAGCCGCCGCTGGGTCTTGGTGCGACTTCTTGAGTGGTACTCAGTGATCTGCCTGATGCGATTTTAGTGAGAACACTTTTTAAGTCATATTGAATCGCAGCAATTTGATGAACATAAGGACTAGGCAATAATCCCATCGTTTCCAAATCATAGAAAATTAAAAATTTATTAAAAATACTACTTTCTTCATTTGGATTTAATATATTATTCAAAATGAATCTAGAAGACATTTGGCTAGTTAGTCCAATTCTTTCACTTAGATTCTGTTTGTTTTTTGTGATCTTAATTCTCACTGTGGAACTCCTACTATAATTTCTCGATATTGAACTCTTCCATAAGAATGCGGTCAATGGCTTCTGGATCTTCTTTTGCTTGCTCGAGCAATTCAAGTTTTCGATTTGCTGTTTCTCTTTCGAGTTCTGATTGTGCTGCTTTCGCTTGTTTTCTTAAAGCAATTCTTGAGTTTATGTATTTTTGATGTGCCTTTGCTAGTCTCAACTTTTCTTCAGCGGAAACTTCTTCGATGACTTCAATCTCTTTTTCTTTTGTCTCGGCGATATCCTCAGCCATTTCTTCAGCTTGGATCTTGCCTCTACGACCAAGTGCGAATGCCAAGAGAGCAACAGCAGCTCCCAAGATCCATTCCCATCTTTCTTTCATCCATTCTATCATCCGTGTCTCCAAGTTCTTGCGAAGTCAATTGCAGTTTGTCCACCGATGTAAGTCATGGCGATCATTCCCCAAGTATCAGCATCTAAGCCAACACCTAAATATAAAAGGGCAGTAGCGACAGCGAACACAAGGAGCTTTCGTGAGATTGCTCTTTCCATTACACTATCGATAATGCCCTTCTTTTCTTCTTTATTTTGGTTAGAGTCTTCCATGGTATTTCTCCTTTTAATGACTCTAACTAGTTTGAAATGTTACAATTTTACTTGTGCATATCCATTCTCCTTGTCTATCTCGATTGTCATATCGACGATATCCTTTAGGCTCTCTAAGTGAGTGATTAGGAATACTGTTTTAAACTGAGCTTTAATCATTTGAAGCAATCTAGTAAAGCCTTCCATATGGTCTGCATCAAGAGCGGTTGCTGGTTCATCTAACCAGAAACTAGTTGGCTTTGGTAAAGATGAAACAGAGATCAACGCAAGACGAACGGCCATTGAAGCAATTGTCTTCTCGGCACCAGAACCCATTGATAAAGGTCGAGGATCATAATTTGGATGCTTTAAGTATACTTCCAATTTATCTCCATCTTCATCAAAGAAAACTTGAAAGTCAACAATTGAAGAAAGAACTTTTTGAATTTCTTCATTAATAACCGGCAACATTGACTTAATGACTTCGTAAGATATTCCATTTGCATGCGTGGCTTTTACAAAAATATCATAAGCGATATAATCTCTTTCTGCTTCTGATATTTGTTCAAGTTTCACTTTGGCCTCTTCGATGGTTCTTTTTGCAGATCCTTTCTCAGACATGAACTCTAAAACTTTTGAATCACAAGCTTTAATCTCATCCTCTTTTATGGAAACTGTCTTATTGATTGCTTGAAGATCTCGACGTAATGAAGTAAGATTCTCATAAGCCTCAATATTGTCGTTGTAATAAGCAATGTCCGCTTCACAACTCTTGATGCGATGTTCCATGAGAGATACTTTACCTTCACAATTTTCCCACTGAAGAGATAAGTTGCGAACATCAGATTGACTTTTGGCCAAAGTATCTTTTTGAGCCTCATAGTCTCGAACAACTGCTTCGCAATAAACTTCATTAATCAAAGATGCCTTCATCTTTAAATCAAGCATTTGAGAATTCAGACTCTCGATAAGCTCATCGACTTCAACAATCGTAACTTTTGCCGATTCTGCTTGCTTGACAAACTCGTTATCACAGCAGAATTTGCAGTTTGGGTCATACTCATGATCATGCAGCATTTCGATCTTTGACTGAAGGCTTGCTTTTTCTCGCTTTGCTTTTTCAACAGACTTATGAGTGCTTTTTATTTCTGCCTTGATTAGCTCAAGAGCATCTAGATCGGCTTGAGCAACATTTGACTCTTCGAGCAAAGAAGGCAATCTAGCCGTTAAATCTTCGATTTTAGAACGCCTAGAAGCAATCTCGGTAGATAACCTATTCATCTCATTGGAATTGCTTAAAAGGGATTCTTGGGACTCCAAGAGTGTGTTGTTTAAGGCATCAATATCAATATCTCTTTGCGATGCTGCTTCAACTTGACCTTTGATTAAGTCTTGCTCTTCTTTCAGAACTGCTAATCGAACTTTATGCTTTTCACACAAATCTTGTTGAACTTGAATATCTTCTAAGATCTCTGCAAGTTCAGCCTCTGATCGAGCCAGTTTCTTCTGCCAATCGACAGAGGTTAAATGCTTGATTATCCCTCTCATTTCTGATGAGTCATCTTTGGCTAGTTTATGCATTTGATCAAAGATCTGAAGGTCTAGGAACTTTGCGAGAATCTCTTTGCGCTTTGTTGACCCTTCATTGATAAACCCAAATGAGTCATTCTGTGCCGCAAGAGACGTCATCATGAAGTCTTCGAGAGAACCAAAGGTATTTCGGATGTTGTCGTCTGTTTGATTTCGAGTATCTCCGTTCTTCGACTCCGCTTGTGTTCCGAATGTTAACTTTCGGAAGTCGAGATCTGTTTTGGCTGAGATGATTTCTCTACCTTTAGCCCTTGTGGTTGATTTTTCGAGGCTTCGATTAATTTGATAAACATCATCGCCGACAGCGATCTCGAGTTTACAAGAAGCTTGCTCTTGGTTTTGATTGATGATATGGACATTCTTTCTTTCTCCTTTTGATGTCGTGTTGAAAAGGCCAAACAGAGCGGCATCAATGATAGATGACTTGCCTGAGTAGTTTTTACCGAAGATTCCTACGAGTCCGTTTAAACGGCTGAAATCTAAAGTATTGCCTTTTCCGTAATTAAATAGGTAATCCCATTGCATTTTCTTAATATCCCATACAACATTTCTTGCAATAGGAGAGGATGAATCTACTTTTTTCAAGTAATCTCGTGATAATTCAATCACGCGATCTCGAATAGAATCATCGATTTCTTTGCCTTCCATAAACTCTCTAAGGAACTTTTCTTGATTATCAGGGTTACGCATATTCAGCGCTTTACCAAGCTTTGCAGAATCAACACCAACAGATGATGATGAATTGTTCACAAAACTGACGGAATAAGTTGACCATTTAACTTGAGCATAGTCGCATGCTCTTTTCAATTTAGCCATTGGTAAGTTGTAATTGCATACAAGTCTCAGCCTAGAATTCTTTGGAACATCAGTCTCCGGTAATGTGCCATCTTGGTTGATCTGAACTGTAATGAATGGTCGAGGAGATTGGAACAATCTCTTGTCGATTGAGTGCTTATCTTTAGAGTGAATGTTCCACATGAGATAGCCTTTTAGTCGAGACTCTCCAAAGTTCTGTTGTACTGTTGAGCCAGCATACCAAACCTTTTCTTCCTTATCCATTGCTTGGGTTTTATGAATATCTCCAAGCATAGCATAGTCAAAGTCAGAGAATATAGACATATCATCTTCTCCATGGTCTAATGAAAAACCAGAACCAACTTGGGAACCTCGAATTGCTCCATGATAAAGAGCAATATTGATAGAATTCTTATTGGATGGTGCTTGCCAATTGTTGCGATCAAATACGGACAACACATTAAAAGTTAAACCATCTTCCGGTGAATACTCACCCGAGTTCTTTAACAAAGTAAAGTTTGGATGCTGCATGGCTTCTGCGATTGGTGTTACTGCATCTTGGCGGTCACCATTCTTAAGATTCCCATCGTGATTTCCCAAGATCATGATTGTTGGTGCGATATCTGAAAGAGACTTCAAGAAGTTTGTAGCCATCTCAAAATACTCTGGGGATAGTTGAGTTTTTGTGTGAGCAAGGTCTCCAGTGTGTACAATGTAGTCTGGTTGTTCCTGCTTCAAGCTATCATAAATTTGATTAAATACATGACGATACTCATCGTGATATTTAAGATTCCGTATGTGTGTATCACTAACGTGAGCGATACGAAACATTTTATTTGACATAAGTCCTCCTATTTGTTGTTGGTACTATTACTTTAACATATCCAGATTAGATTGTCAAGTATTTTTCTTCAAATTCATCATAAAAAATTGGCCCACCACGAACAAACGTTAGATCAAATATGTTATATTCAAACCATTCCAAAGTCATCACTGGGTCCCAGCCATAAGCATTTCTTAGGCAGTCCAATAGTTTATCGACATTGTATACTAATCGACCTTCTTTTTCATTAAATTCTTTTATTGAATCTTCAAAAATCTCAACCGGATGTAACACTATGAAAGTGTAACCATCATCTATGGCTTTTTGTATTATTTTATTTTCATATACCATTAAACCTCCAAAGTTTATTCTATGCAATATAACATGAATGAGGTCTCTTGTCAAATTAATTCAATAATATTATCATTTCAGACGAAACAACAATATCTATGTGTCCAAATTGAACAGAATACCAAGTTATTCCTTTTCCAAAGTCTTCTCCAAGCAATTCATCGAAAGAAATAACAGCCAATACTATACCAACATTCGGTATTGTTTCGCTTTTAAAATCATCTAAAAACTCAACCAAACTTCCAACTTGAATGTCTCCCACATGCAACCCTCCACCATTAAATAGTGTCGAGCTTCTCGAGAAACTACTCGATGTGACCTGTTCCCACAACAGACCATTCAAGTTGGACATCAACATATCCATTCAAGCCTTCGAATGGAATTCTTTGTTGAGAAAATCTTGTCATGTGAATCGCAGTTAAAGACCAATAAGGATACTGTTGGAAATATGATCCGTCAAACATAAAGTAGCCCGTATCATTAGTTGAGCAAGATACTACACCAAGCAATTGACTTCCGTCTGGAGAATAGGTTGCAATTGTTATATTAAATAAGTCAGGTCCTCCGGCAGGTCCCCATTGGAACTGTGTGCCGAACTTGGATACTACTGCTGCAAAGGCATAAGAAATGTCTACGTAACGCATCTGATAAGGCTCGACAAAGTCAAAACCATGAATGGAGCGAAACTGAAATGATGATCCATCTTGAAGCTGGACTCTCATGTTTGTATCTCGATCATATTGATACTCTTGAATGAAACCGGTGTAAGTATTCATTCCATTATTGTAAGCCAAGAACTGATTTGGATTACCAAAGATGTTGATTGACTGTCCAAGGTTTTGCGGTGAAACTCCAACTTGGACTGGGTTTACGTTATTTGTGCATTGTCCTGCGGGAGGTAGCCATGTTGGGTGAGTTTCGTTGATTTTGTTATGAAACTTTGCATCGAACTGGATGGTGATTTCTTGACTCACGCCCATGCAAGCTTGGCAAGCAACTTGCTCAAGATTAAAGTTTACAAGGCCAACGGTGCCGTTTAAAGGCTCACTAGAAGGTTCTCCACTTGGTTCAATAGATGGTTCTGCGGAAGGCTCTAAAGGTGCTGTATCGACGACCTCTGATGATGTGTCTCCACTTTGAACTTTGGTGACGTCTCTTACCGAGATGTCTCCGCCACATGCTAGTAAAAACAAAGCCAACAACATATCTCTCTCCTAATGTTCTTTTATGATAATAAAGCCATCAAGAGTGTCTCTAAAGAATTCTAAACTGTATTCTCGAACAATTTCGCAAACAAGGTTCTTCATTCCTTCAGAGTTTCCAGTAATGACCTTGAGGCGTTTACCCCAGTTATCATTAATAAATAGTTCAAGTTCTTGTTTGGCTTCATGATACCGAAAACCATGAAGGTCAAGGGTCATCATTTTACTATTGTTGTTCGAACCAATTCAAAGAGATTCGACCATTAGTGCTTCCGCCACCTGTTTTGACTGCTATTACTAAATGCTCTCCCGCCGAGATTACAAAGCGATTAGGGTTAAAAACTTCAGTTCTAGCAGCATTTGTGCCGATGGTCATTTCATAAATTGGATTAGTGGAAGGAGTCCAAGAACCAAACACTCCACTGGAAGTGCCTAAAGCATAAGAGACTATGCTACTTCCTTCTTCTAGATTTACAAAATTAACATTTTCGTTTTGCAATTCTTCAGAGATAAATACGCCAACAGTCAAAGTACTAGTTCCATTTCCTACAGCTAACTGTAGTAAATCAAATTCTCCGAAACAACTTTGATCATTAAAAACTCTATTGACTTTAAAAATAGCGGCAGGAACATAGCTGGTAGAGTTTGTGGTGATCGAAAAAGTCTTTGCGAATGTTGGATCTAGATTAACAATCTGCCCTTGGACATAGCCAGCCATAGAAGCAGTTCTTAATGTCGTAGAAGTGGTGCCTCCAATATTTGCCGATGTTGCCAAAATGCTTACATTTGGATTCTTTAGAACTGGGGATGTTCTATTGTTTGCATTATTGATCATGTGAAAATCAAAAAGTCTCCCAGTTGTTGGATCTTCAATTCCAAATCTAGCATTTCCAAAGCCGAGATATTGAAAACCAATCTCATAAACATTTCCTGTTTGAGGATTTAAAATCATTCCAGAAGGACCTGTTCCATCTAGTTTATCGATATTGAATGTACTTTGTGGATAGAATTGTTGAGTTTGTGGTGTTGCTGGTGTTCCTGTTTGGATGGTTGGTTGGAATGTTCCTGAGACTGTTCCTGCACCAACTGGTGTTATGGAAAAGTTTCCTGTTACAGCAATGGCTCTAGAGGAAATAAAATAAACTGTATCTTCAATTACATCAGTTAGCCAGCCGCCGTCTGCGACTTGTGAGAAATCTCCCTTTGAAATCTCATAAGCAGTTTGGGGAATATTTCCCCCTCCAACTACAGAAATTCTTGTTGTGTAACCATTTAGTTCTATGTCAATGTCTTCTGTGCCTGCTGCTAGTGTAATTTGCAAAGCCACAATGTGTCGTAAAGCTTTTGAATTGTGAAGGATTCCAAAAAACTCTCCGAAGTATCCAATGAAATAGCCACACTCAGAATTTCCACAGCCAATGAATTGTGCATTACCAGCATCAGGTGTATCGAAAAGAGCAGTAGCTCTCATTAAGGAACCTTGTCCCGGACGATATTTCAAGCCTCTTCTGGTTTGGACCGTTGCAGAACCAACAGAGTTTGTTCCCGATGTTATTTCAGCCATCCCTTCTGACTGAGTCACAGTCCCACCAGCAAATCCTCGAGGAGAGAAAATCTTTTCATTGATAGAATAAACAAAATCACCTTGTGCTACGGGTGTTAGGCTGGCTACCTGAACATCTCCAAAAGCAGTTAGTGGCCCAGTGATGGTTGTTGTGGTGCTACCATCGACTGCTTGCGATGTTCCAGCTTTTTTTCTTAAATCATTAAATCCCATTACCCTACTCCCGATGAACCTGACCAATTATTTATCAAATGTGCTGATGAGATACCAGTCAGCCCAGCAACAACTGATCCTGAGGTCTCATGAATGCTATCTGATAATAAAAAAACTTTGGAAACCTTAAACTCTGCTTCGAATGTTTCTCCATTCTCGAGAATAACATAGTTATTGTCTACGGAACCTTTCGTTCCATTTGCTGAGAAACCAAATCTCAATGGTCTACTTGGCTCTGCTGGAGAGATTGTGTTAGTTACTATGATGAACCTTGAGACAGTATCGAAATTTATCTCTAAAGGTTCCATTGTGTTATCTGGAATGTTTAATGATGAACTTAGAAATGGACGCGCTGATGTTTGGAA